AAGTATTTTCTATATAATCTATGACTTCAACATCGGTTGAATAAGAAGCTAATAGCGAATTATTCTCACAGTCGTTTAAGACCATTCTTACTTTATACTTACCAGGTAATTCATAAGAATGTGTAGCTGTTAGTCCTGTACCTACTGTACCGTCGCCAAAGTCAAATAAAGCTTCTAATTTATTTATTTCAGAATAAAAATCTGTCGATGGTATATCTGCTTTGAATGTAAAGGGTGTAATTCCTAAATTATAAGAAGAAAGAACACTTTCGTTTTTATAATCACTTACTTCAAATAATGCATAAGTTGTATTAATATTACTCATCTATTACTACTATTTTACTAGACAACGAATTAGGATTTATAAAATAAGGAAACTTAAAATATGGTAAAGTTGTATTTTGGTTTACTATTTCTATATCTGCAGTCGGGTAAAGGTGGTTATAAGATACAAATGATAAGCCTTTAAATGATACATTTTCATTAGTATTTCTCGTTTCAATACGTTTTACACCCTCAATACTCAGAAGAGTTGACGTTAAAGTGTTTAATTCCAACTCTTGCCCTAGCAAGTTTTTTACAGGGTCAAAGAAATTAGTTATAGCTGCTTCTACTTGCGACTTGAGTCTTTCTTTATTTATTTTATTTCTAGATTCTCTTACTACTATAAGATTCGTGTCGTTGGTTATTTCTGGCTTGAGATCTTGTTGATTAGATATTCCTATATCATAAGCCACATATATTGGGTCACGAGGTACTAGTTCTTGTGAAAGACTCTTCTTATCTTCTGCTGTATCTACTATAAGATTTTTAAGAGAGTTGCTTAAAAATTCTGGATACTCACCATCACTGCTTATTCTAAATCGCGGAACAACAAATATATTAACATTGTTAAAGTCGCAGCTATCTGCAAAGTTTATTTGATTTATAAGAACACGATTAGACTTATCAGGATCGACACAAATATTATAAAAGTATTGAATATATTCATTTATAAAGGATTGGTTATTTACTACAGAAGAATCAATAAGAATATTATTAAAATTCTTATCCATAAATGATTTATAATCTTCTGTCGAAACAAGTCTTAGCTGAGAATTAAACACCCTTGGAGCATTTTCTCTAATTTGCTCAACTGTCTCTTCATCAATAATAGGAGATGAGTTATTTGGATTCGTAAACGTTAATAGCGAACTATTGGTTGCTGTAATAAACGTGGTTGAATCTTTATTGGTATATGTATCATTAAAAATTTGTCTCTGTCTAGAACTATCATAAACAAAAAGTTTATCTCCGTTTAAAGCATTTTTACTTATAATTCCTTTTTGATTATCAGATAAAATATAATTTACAGAAACAACGTCTCCTTGATTTAGAATCTTTCCTGATATTCCATCACCAAACTTAATTACAAAGTGACCGTTTTCGTTAAGTCTTTTTTCAAAAACTCTTTCATTTCTATCAGCTATGTAAAGACTGTCTACTTCACTATATTCATAATATAACCCTGAATCAGCTTCTTTTACATAAACACTTATAGTGTTATCAGCGATAAATCTATCATCGTTACTATCGAGTATATTATCAACAACTATATTTAAAGTTTCGAACTCTGCACCTTGCGCAGTATAATCAGGATATTCACCTACCGTACCTTGGTATAAGATAACATTCTCATCTAACACAGGTAACGTTTGTTCTTTAGCTTCTGATATAGTAAAGCTATAATCTTGATTTGTTGTATATTGAATATTATCTACTAAAAAGTATGAATACTTCTTTATAGTGTAGTTACCAGTTGTTAGACCAGCAGCAGCAGTGGCGTTAATAGATGCTAGTGATGTTTGCTTACCAGTAGGTTTATAGCCAATAGTCTTGACTATTTTATTCATGTTTTCGTATAATGTAGCTTGATCAAATGTAACCTCCGAAGCAGTATTGTTTAGGTAGAATAATAAAACATGATAAGAATAAGCTACAATATCTATAACCGCAGCTAAATTACTACCTTCAAAATTTTGATCTGTAAATTTTTCATTTTCATTTAACCTCTGAACAATAAAATCTTTCAAGCTTACCGCATCAAACGCAGCGTAAGCATCTTGCGGTAAATTAAAATCTAGGAAATCGTTGTTTTTATCTGCCATAATTTATATAAAGTTATACCCATTACTATTTAATACCGATCTTAGTGAAAGACCATATACATTAAGCGAAGGGACGTTAATTTGTAATTGAATATTGTACTGTTGCTCCTCTTCTAAAGCTTGAACATCTACTCTTTCGAGCTCTATTCTTGGCTCAAAACCTGGTAGATTTTCTTCTATATCTGACTGTATTTCTTGTGTTGTAAAAATATCTACAGGTTCAAAAATAAACCTTCTCAAATCAATACCAAATTCAGGATTAAGTATTTTTTCACCAGGTGAGGTAAGTAATGCGTTAGCTATACTATTTTTAATAGACTCTATATCATATAAACCTGCTATATCCTTTAACTCTTCTTTTCTATTTAACTGAGCGTTGTAAGAGTAGGAATTTTCTATATCTAGAAAAAGATCTTTATACAGATAGTTCTGTTTGATAGCATTATTATCTGCTTCGCTTACAGAAACTGTATCTATCTTAATAAGAGCCATGTATATATTTAATGGCTACTTCTTTTTCCACTGCTGCCTCTTTGGACCTCTTTTCTTATATTTTTTATTTTTTATACTCTTACATTGAGCATGTGTAGGTCTACAAGCAGGGTATGAAGCACCTTTTTTACCTGCTTTTTTACGCCCGCAAGGTCCTCCTGTTTTGCAATTTACCCAACCCTTAAACTTTTTACCGGTCTTCTTATCTGTACGCGTCTTAAACCAGTCTCTTAAATTTTCTAGTAATTCTTTTTGATTCATAAAATTAATCTCTTTGAGGATAGATACCTTCATAGCAAATTACCGCTTTACATCCGTCTTGATCAGGAATCGTAGGTACAGCAAACTCATCACGACCGTCTCCACCGTAATTAAATTTAATAATAGAAAACAGCACTTCATATTTCTTTACACTATATTGGTTTCCATCGCATGCAAACCAACCCCTAGGGAGAAAATCCCCACTAAAGTATCTTATTTCACCTATTGTCCCGTTATACATTACTTTATATTACCCCCTCGGTTAACACATTTCTGAACATAGCCTGAAGCATAAGCAGAAGGCCATACATCGTACTTGCGCTTAGCTTTCGCTTGGCACTTTGCACGTGTCTTAGAAATTTTCTTCTCAGCGTCTTCCTCACCATGCGTCTTTCTTGATCTACCTGGCTTGTTAGGTCGTGTACGCCTATAACGCCCTCCTGCACCATCACTTCTTGCATCAACATTACTTGGCTTCCAACTGTTCTGTGAATCGTATGATTTACCTTTTGGAGCTTTAGAAGTACTCTCTTCATTTTCAGATTTCTTCTTACCACCTTTCATGTTAGCACACCAATGGTACATCTTACCTTTCTCACCACCATACTTCTTAGCCTTCTTGCGAAGCTCAGTTACAGAACCTTTACAGCTAGCACCAGCTTTTTTAACTCTTCCAGGACGGCTCTTACCCTTTACTTTACCATCTGCGTAATTCTCCTCGAAAAACTCCTTAAATGTTTTCTTAGGTTCTTCTTCATCTGCGTTAGCATGAAGAGCTGCTAAGTATTTTTCCTTAGCTTTTTCGGTACCTTTAGTACAACCGACCTTTTTACCACCGTCTTTTTTATAGACGCAGTACTTACCGTTTACTTTTCTGACTGAATAAGGCATGACTTACCACTTTTTACAAGACCAATAACCAGCTGAAAACTTATCCTTCTTCTGATCGCACTTATGACGAGCGCGGAATGACTTACGACGCTTTGGATTGCTCTTCTTGATCTTCATGTTTGGATCACCAAAGCGAACAACCTTCTCTTTACCATCTTTACAAGCCTTAACAACAAACTTCTTAGAGCCACCAGAAGTGCGACGAGGACTGTTACACTTCATACGATCCTTGTCAACCTTCTCAGCATCTTCTTCTGCTGTAACTACATCAGATACAGTAAGACTTGCAAGAGATGCTTGAGCATCCTCAATAGCAGTATCAAGATCCATACCCTCTTCCATACGCCAT